TTCGATGTCCCGGTGCGCTTTGACAGCGACACCCTCGACGTGACCCTCGACTTTGAGCGGCTGGGGTCGATCACCTCCATCCCCCTGCTGGAGATCCGCAGATGAAAAACCTCTCCCCTGCGTTGCAGGCCCATCTCGATGATGGCACCACCACCTTGTCCTGGTGCTGGCGGATAAGCCGCGCGGACGGTTTGGCGCTGGGCTTCACCGATCATGATCGCGCCCTCTCCTTCGATGGCACCGCGTTTGAACCGGAGAGTGGATTTGCGGCGTCAGAGATCCGCGCTGGCTCCGATCTCGCCGTCGATGCGCAGGACGCGACCGGCGTGCTGACCTCGGATCGCATCACCGAAACCGACATCCTTGAGGGGCGCTGGGACAATGCGGCGGTGGAGCTGTGGCGGGTGAACTGGGCCGCCCCCAGCCAGCGCGTGCTCTTGCGCCGTGGCGCTGTCGGGCAAATCCGGCGCGGGCGCATGGCCTTTGTCGCGGAGGTGCGCTCGCTTGCGCATGTTCTCGGTCAGACTGTCGGACGGACGTTTCAGGCAGGATGCGATGCTGCACTTGGCGATGCGCGCTGCGGCATTGATCTGGAAAATGCGATCTATAGGGGTATGGGCGTCGTCACCGACATCTTGCGCGACAGGGCCTTCATGGCCTCGGGGCTGTCAGGGTTCGACGCAGGCTGGTTCACGTCTGGCACCTTGACCTGGACCAGCGGCGCAAATGCCGGGCGGGTCACTGAAGTGTTGGCGCATGGTGTGGATGGCAGTATCGCGACGTTGACCTTGCTGGAGGCACCGGTGCGCGCCGTCGCCGAGGGCGACGGCTTCATCGCGCGTGCGGGATGCGACAAGCGCATCGCGACCTGCAGCGCCAAGTTCGCCAATACGGCCAACTTCCGGGGTTTTCCTAACATACCCGGCCAGGATGCGGTGCTGCGGTATGCCAGCCAGGACGGCGGCCATGAAGGAAATGTTCTGTGAAACGCCGCGTGGCCGTGGCCGATCCCGCCTTGGTCATCGCCGTCGCGCAGTCTTGGATTGGCACGCCCTATCACGATCAAGCCAGCCTGCGCGGCGTCGGCTGCGACTGCCTTGGCCTTGCGCGCGGCGTCTGGCGCGAGGTTGTGGGCGATGAGCCCTTCCCCATTCCGCCCTATAGCCGGGATTGGGGTGAAACAGGCCCGCGCGAAGTGTTGGCCGAGGGCGCGCGCCAGATGATGCCGGAAATCATGCCAGCCGAGGCCCGGCCCGGCGCGCTTGTCTTGTTCCGGATGGCCCCGCGCGCCATCGCCAAGCATGTCGGGATCCTGACTGCACCCGACCGCTTCATCCATGCCTACGAGCGTCTGGGCGTCGTCGAGGAAACCCTGACCACGGCATGGGCGCGCAAGATCGCCTTCGCCTTCCTCTTCCCACAAGACTGAGACCCCACACATGGCAACTTTGGTTCTCGGCGCCGTCGGCTCCGCGATTGGCGGCGCATTTGGCGGTGCTATCCTCGGCTTTTCCGGCGCGGCCATCGGCGGTTTCATCGGCTCGACCATTGGCTCTGTGGTCGACAACTGGATCGTTTCATCCCTCGCCCCGGCCCAACGGATCGAGGGTGCGCGACTGGACAGCCTGCGCATCACCTCCTCGACCGAGGGCGCGGTGATCCCGCGCCTGTTCGGCCGGATGCGCATCGGCGGCAACATCATCTGGGCCACCGATTTCCGCGAAGAGGTCAACACAACCAGCCAGGGCGGCGGCAAAGGCAGCGGGCCAAAGGTTACCACGACCGAATACCTCTATTATGCCAGCTTCGCAGTCGCCTTGTGTGAAGGCGAGATCACCGGCATTGGTCGGGTCTGGGCCGACGGCAAACCGATGGACATGACGGGCGTCACCTGGCGTTGGTATCCGGGGAACAAGACGCAGGGCCCCGATCCGTTCGTCTCTGCCAAGATGGGCGCGGCCAGCACCCCGGCCTATCGCGGCACCGCCTATGTCGTCTTTGAAGAGCTGAACCTCAGCGCCTTCGGCAACCGCCTGCCGCAGATCAGCTTCGAGGTGTTCCGGCCCCTTGCTGATCCCGACACCGCAGAAGGATTGGTGAAGGCCGTGACGATGATCCCGGCCTCGGGCGAATTCACCTATGCGACCGCGCCCGTCAAGAAGACTACCGGTTCAGGCGGTGCAACCGTGGCCGAGAACCTGAACGCGATCACCGACACCGCCGATATCGTGGTGGCGCTGGACCGGCTGCAGTCCCTCGCTCCGTCGGTGGAAAGCGTAAGCCTCGTGGTGGCGTGGTTCGGCGATGACCTGCGGGCAGGATCGTGCAAGGTGCGCCCCGGCGTCGAGGTGGCGGCCAAGACTACCACGCCATCGGCTTGGTCCGTGAACGGTGTCGCACGCGCGGATGCGTTTCTGGTCAGTCGCGACGCCGAGGACCGCCCGGTCTATGGTGGCACCCCAGCTGATTTCGCGGTGGTGCAGGCGATCCAGGAGATGAAAGCACGCGGGTTGCGGGTCACCTTCTATCCCTTCCTGCTGCTGGACGTGCCACCCGGGAACACCAAACCCAATCCCTACAGCGCCAATGCCGCCACCTCTGGCCAGCTGACCTTCCCATGGCGTGGGCGCATCACCTGTTCTCCGGCGGCGGGCTTTGCAGGATCGGTGGACAAGACCGCCACCGCTGCCACGCAAATATCGGCGCTGTTCGGCACCGCCACGCCTGCCAACTTCAGCGTGTCGGGCACCACTGTCAGCTGGACCGGCCCGGTGGGAGACTGGGGCTTGCGCCGGATGATCCTGCACTATGCGCATCTGTGCAAAGCGGCAGGCGGCGTGGACGCCTTTCTGATCGGATCGGAAATGCCGGGTCTGACCACGATCCGCTCCGGTGCCAGTACCTATCCTGCGGTCACGGCCTTCAAATCCCTTGCTGCCGATGTGCGCGCGATCCTCGGCGCTGGGCCCAAGATCGGCTATGCCGCCGACTGGTCGGAGTATTTCGGCCACCACGCTGCCGACGGCAGCGGCGATGTCTTTTTCCATCTCGATCCGCTCTGGTCAGACGCAAACATCAACTTCATCGGCATCGATAACTACATGCCGCTGTCGGACTGGCGCGACGGATTCGATCACGCTGACGCCGAGCTGGCGCCTGCAATCTATGACCGGGAGTATCTGCAGTCCAACATCACCGGCGGCGAAGGCTTCGACTGGTTCTATGCCAGCGCCCTTGATCGAACCACGCAGAACCGCACCCCGATCACCGATGGTGCTGTCGCCAAACCGTGGGTGTTCCGCTTCAAGGATCTGCGCGCCTGGTGGCAGAACCCACATTTCAACCGGCCCGGTGGGGTCGAAAGCGGCACACCGACGGCTTGGGTGCCGCAGTCGAAGCCCGTCTGGTTCACCGAACTGGGTTGCCCTGCGATTGATCGCGGCACCAATCAGCCGAACGTGTTCTTCGACCCGAAGTCCTCGGAAAGCTTCACGCCTTACTTTTCACGGGGCTGGCGCGACGATGCGATCCAGCGGGCCTATCTGGAAGCGACCTATCTGTTCTGGGGTGCATCGGCGAATAACCCAACCTCCTCGGTCTACGGCAACCTGATGGTGCATGTCCCCGAATGTGCCGCCTGGACCTGGGATGCCCGGCCCTATCCGTTCTTCCCCGGGCTGACGGATGTCTGGACCGATGGGCCAAACTGGCGGCTGGGGCACTGGCTGACCGGGCGGCTTGGCGCGGTGTCACTGGCAGCCCTTGTCCGTCACCTCTGCCTGCGCGCCGGGATGGCGGAGGAACTGATCGACGTCTCGGGCCTCTGGGGTGCGGTCGAGGGCTATGTCATCTCGGCGCTGGAAGCTCCACGCGCGTCGATCAGCACCCTCGCACGGCACTTTGGCTTCGATGCGGTCGAGAGCGAGGGACGGATCAAGTTCCTGATGCGAGGCCGGATCGCCAGTGCCACTGTCACGCCCGACAGCATGGTCACGCCCGCTTCCGCACAGGGCGATGTGATGGAATTGACCCGGGCGCAGGAAACCGAACTGCCGCAGGCGCTGAAGTGGCAGGTCGCCCGCGCAGACGAGGATTATGACGCGGCACAAGTCGAGGCCCGGCGCATCACGGTGGATACCACGCGCATCGCCTCGGAAAGCTTCCCGATGGCTATCCCGCCCGAGGAGGCCGAACGCCGCTGCCGTCGCGCGCTGATGGAGGCATGGGTGGGCCGCGAAAGTGCGGTGTTTCGCTTGCCACCTTCTCGCCTGGCGCTGGATCCCTGCGATGTGATCCTGCTCGACCACGATGGCCGCCTGACCGAGATGCGTCTCGTGTCCATCGCGGACTCCGACCTGCGCAGCATCGATGCTGCGCGCCAGGACCGCACGGTCTATGACTTGCCGCCCGGAGAACCACGACCCGCCACGCTCTCGACACCGACGGTCTTCGGCGCACCCGACATTGTGCTGATGGACCTGCCGCAACTGCGCGAAGATCAGCCTGCGCACCGCCCCTTGGTTGCGGCGCATGCCAAGCCATGGCCCGGTGAAATCGCGGTCTACCGCAGTGCCGCCACGGATGGCTTTGCTTTGCTGACCACCTTTAGCACCCGGGCGCGGATGGGCGTCCTGGCGGCGGATTTCTACGCGGGGCCAGTGTCGCGCTTTGATCTGGGCAATGCGCTGGTGGTCGATCTCTATTCCGGCACGCTGGAAAGCGTCACGGATATCACCTTGCTGGGTGGGGCCAATGCGCTGGCGGTGGAAACCGGTGCTGGGCAATGGGAAATCGTTCAAGCCGGGAATGCGGAACTGATCGCACCGGGGCGCTATCAGCTGACCCGATTGCTGCGTGGCCAGCGCGGCACGGAAGGCGCGGTCGCCGGAATTGTGGCAAGCGGCGCCCGCGTCGTTGTTCTCGACACAACCGTGGCACCGTTGCCCATCAGCGAGGCCGATCTGGGTCTGCCATGGAACTGGCGTATCGGCCCAGCTTCCAAGCCGGTCAGCGACGAGACCTTTGTTGCCGCAACCTTCACGCCCGAGGGCGCTGGGTTGCGGCCATTCTCTGTCGGCCATGTCGAACAGCCGTGGCGCACCGCCCGCAGCCCCGGCGATCTGACGATCCGCTGGACGCGCCGGTCGCGGTCATTGGCCGCCGACACCTGGGGCGCGGGAGACGTGCCTTTGGCGGAAGACAGCGAGGCTTACGCGGTCGACATTTTGGACGGGTCAGTTGTCAAGCGATCCTTGACGACTGCCACAACCAGCGTCCTCTACACCGCCGCGCAGCAGACCGCCGATTGGGGCACACCCCTCGGGCCCGGCCAGTCCCTCGCCATCCGCATCTACCAGCTCTCGGCCCTGATCGGCCGGGGCGCTGCGAGATCCGTCACGCTCAGTTTCTGAAAGCGCAATCATGTCCGACATCACCACCCATCTCCTGCTGCCCTATATCCTGGCATCGCAGGCGCAAAAGCATGTCACCCACAATGAGGCGCTGCGCCTGCTGGATGCCATGGTGCAGCTATCCGTTCTGGACCACACACGCACGGTTCCACCCGCCAGCCCGACCGATGGCGACCGGCACATCGTGGCGTCCGGGGCCACCGGCCTATGGGCAGGCTGGGATTTGAATGTGGCTTTCTGGGTCGACGGGATCTGGATGCGACTGGTGCCGCGCCCCGGCTGGCTGGCATGGATCGCAGCCGAACAGATGTTTCTGGTCTGGAACGGCAGTACATGG